ATTCTGCCGACATCTTATCTAAGATGCTAGGCAAATACTTTTGTAATATATTAATGGAATCAATTGCAAACAAATGAGCGGCACGTTGCAATTCTTGTTCCATTAACTTAGAAGCATCAACTGATTGGCCAGATACTTTTTGTGTTATCACGTGGCCTATAACAGCCGTATTATATTCACTTGCTTTAACTGAGTTCATAAAAACAGTTAAAAGGCCATACACTAGTAAACCTAGTGCTATTAAAAAAATCAAGTATTTTCTCATTATATTTATCTTTCTGTTGTTTTTGTTAATGTTTTTTCTATATTTTGCCAGTATTTCATTTTTTTATATTCTGTATTAAAATCAACATCATATTTTGTTTGTTTTAAAAGTTCTAAATTTTTATAATAAAAATATAAAACATGATTTTTACTACAATTTAATTTTTTTGCAATTTCTGAAAATTTGGTTTTGTATATAATTCTTTCTTTCATAATATATAAAAAATCTAAATATTCTTTATTATCTTTGCTAGAAAAATACGCATATTTAAAATGTGTATTTTTAAATTTTTTTAATAATTTTTGTGTGTCTAATTTAGATTGTATTTTATCTTCAAAAGAATTATCTATTAAAGATGTTTCAAATGTTTTCATTTATATTTTATAGTTGTTAATATAGGTATAATATAACATTTAAATATGTCTATTACAAGCTTTATTTTGGTTGTTTATAAAGAAATTTGATATTGAAATCAATTACTTAATAGGATGTTGCAAATATACAACACCCTATTATTGATTATTTACGTAAAAAATCGTCATTCCAGTTAAAGGCTTCTTTTACTGCGTTTTCAGTAAGTCCTTTATAAACTAGATTTAATTTTTTGTCTTTGATGTCTATAAGTGCTTGAGCATCATCTTTATGTAAAGCTTCTAACATTTGTATAAAAAGTGTTTCTTTTTTTACTTTTGCTATATTACTTCCACCTTTAATAAAAAGGTAAAGCTTTCTCGATTCATCTAATAAAGATGTATGATCTGTTCCAGCTGGCGCTTCGTTAGCTATGTAAGGAGGTGTTCCTTCTGGTAAGTCCCAAGTAATTTTAGGATCAAAAGCAGCTTTTAATAACTGTCTTAAACCTTGACTGTCGTTGTTTCTTAAAACTTCAATCTTTAAAGGTTTATCTTTTGCGTTATTTACTTTTGTAAATATTTCGTGTGCTAAAGGTCTAGCATTTGTGGCCGTACGAGCCGTTGCTGCCATTCCTTTTTTACTCATTAAGCTAGAGTGTCTAGCTTGTTCTGTTTCTGCCATAATTATTCACTCCAATATTCGAATATTAAAAATCACCAATGTTTGTCATTAACGATTTTAGTTTGTGTTCTATAAAATAAGGTAACAGTTTGGACCTGTTAGGCACTTTATAGTTCTTATACTTATTTATAATAGTTTCCTCTAGTTCTTGTGGTATACAAGAAAGGTCTATTAATCTCTTATTTCTCTCGTAATATTTACTTGTTTCGCTGCCAAGAGGTATACTACTAACGTTGGCCCATTCTTCAAGTCGTTTCTTATTAATAGGTCTTTGTTTCTCACCTGTTAAAAAGATATCATCCGGACTTAATATATTAGGAATACCATCTGAACGGTCTCCTTTTATAATCTGTTCATGTAAAAAGTTCTTAGCGTCTATACCCTCACCAACAAATACCTTTTGTATAGGACTATATTGTTTAACATTAACTTTTGTTTGTAATTGTATAAAGTCTTTATCACCACTGATAATCATAATAGGTTCATCTGTATGTTTTACGAGTGTTGCTATTATATCATCTGCCTCGGCCTTTTCTACATACATCATTATATAAGGAAAGTTTTCGGCAATTTCATTTTTAATTTCTGTAATAAGTTTAAATATATTATCCCAATCTGTGGCAGAATCTACACGGCCTTTTCTACGAGCATGTTTATAATTAGGGTAAATGTCTCTACGCCAAGGATCGCCAGCGTCAGCACACAATATAATATTATTACCATATTGTTGTTTAAATTTTAAAATAAAACCTCTTAAAGAATTAATGACCATATATCTTACCATTTCTTTATTAGGTAAGTTCTCAGCCTTGCCTCTTGTCTGAGCCATTAGATTGGATATTAATACTTGATTGAGATCAATTAATATCATTATATTTTGTGTTCAAAAATTATCGTTTCATCTCCCATTACTTCATTGTAACTGGTAGTTTTAAATATAAAATCTTTTCCGTATTCTTTACCTTTTTTACCTTGTTCATTAGCGTACTTAGCAACCGCTTCAACTACATTGTAACCAGCGTTTAAACCGCCACCCTCACCATATTCTTCATTAATTTCTTTTGAATAAGGTTCTCTATTTGATAATGATGATATTTTTCTTTCTACTAATAATCCTTCTTTAAATTTTCTTTTTAATTCGTATGCCATAAATCTCCTTTAAAAGGAGGCGAGCATTATATATTTCTCGCCTCCATTAGTAACTAACTACGCATTAATTGGAGCAAGTTCAGATTTTCTAATACTTACTTTGTGATTAGAATATTTGAATGGTGTTCCGTATAAAGCTTGTATACCAGCAGCAATAATTGCTCTTGTTGGTGTACCAAGTCTGTAATATGTTTTACCAGCAACTTTGTTACCGTAAATCATATATCCTTCTGATCTTAAAGTATCGATCATAGCTCTTGGTGATTCAAGATCAAATCTTGATCTTAAAGTTTTCCAAGCGATATTCTCACCTTTAGATAAAAGGTTTAGCACTTTTGCTTTTTTTGATAAAGCTTTTCTACCACTTGTAGAAGAAGCTTTTTTAGTTGTTTTTGTAACAACTAGATTCTTTAATGTTTTAAACATTATATTTTCTCCTTGTTTTTAATTGCTATTTTACAACCTGCGAAGGCGATTCCATAGGGAATTTCGTATAATTTACCTGTCATCTGTATCTTCCGGTAAATCAAAATCTGTTTCAAAGTCTGTCCAACCATCATTTTGTAATTTGATTTCGTCTTTAATATCTTTATTAAAAGGTTTGTGTGGTTTATGTTTAATTTCAGGCATTACTCTATTATAATCAATAACCGCTTGTGGCCCAAATCTTGACATCTTTACATCCACTATTTTGTCAGCAAGTTTTTGTGATGGATGTTCTACATCAAAATCTCTATAAATTGTACCTCTCATAATATCTACAAGTAATGCTAAATCTTTTGTAAAAGCTTGGCCTTCTGTTTTCATGGACATCTCCACAAATTTTCTCAACATATTCATAGCTATCTCGTCAACATTTCCTTCTACAAATTCTTTTGTTCTATCAGTTCTTACTTTTTCAGTTGCTTTTGGATCTTGTTTTGCTGTTTGTTTATTAACAATTCTTTCTGTTGGAAATAAAATTATTTTATCTCTATCACTCATTTTGAAATCTTACCTTCAAAATTAACTAAACCTTTATCGTGTAAGTATTCAACCAATTGATTATAACCACCTATTAATTCACCATTAATCTTAATTTGTGGCATTGATCTAACAGTTTTACCTATTTCTTCAAATAATTTTTCAGTTGAAATGAAATCTTCAAACTTCTTTTCTGTGTATGTAAGGCCAAGGTTATTTAATAACAACTTAGCCTTAACACAATATCCACAATTATTCTTAGAATATACTAAAATGTTAGATATATCATTCATTAATTAGCTTTATTTTCAATGTTCTTAACAGTTTCTTTGAACGCTTGATCAGCCTTCTCTTTTAGTTTATAAGAGTTCGCTACTTCTTCAATATTGTAGTGATACATCTTATTATATTCGCCTAAAGGAAGTTTTAAACCAACCCATGCTCTATAGTAACCTTGATTTGTAGTTGATACCTCGGTAGCAAATACTTCATATCCTCTAACAGGTGTATTTTGTATTACGTTAACTAAGGTAGACTCTACTTGTGATACTACAGTTTTTTGTTCTGTTTTACCTAATTCAGTTATAAACTGTTTAGATTGTTTATTCATTTCGCCTTTGATAACGTCAGCAATATCAGCTTTAGCTAACATCTTTGCTTTCTCAATTGCGAGATTTAAGTCTGGCGATACAGCGGTACCTGTACCAAATAAACATTGTTTGTCTGTGCCTTTAGATTCAATAGAATTTAAGTTACAAACTTCTTTTTGTTTAATTTGATTAACGTACCAAGCAGGGATAACTGTTAATGTATTATCTTTTTCTGCTTTAATTTCATAGTTCTGGTTTAGGCCAGTATTAGCACAAGCACCTAGCAACATGCCAAGTATTGTGATCGTCATTAGTCTTATCATCATATTATTTCACACTCCTATTTACATCATATACTATTTCTTCAGCTTTGTCAAGTCCTTTTCTAATTGTTTTAAAAAAGTCTTTAAAAGACACGTTAAATACTAACATGTATAAAAGTGTAGCTATTATAATGTTTTTAAACATTATTGTACTCTCCATTCACCGTCCTTGTTTAGGCACGTCTTTCCGAACGACTTAAAGGCGTGATCTGGTCTACTATAATATCGACAATATTCTGGTGCCGATACATCTCTATAATAGAATTGTGCGAATAATTCCCAATAGCTAGGTGTAATTAAACCCTTTCTACCGTCAGCACACTCCAAAATTTCTTTTTTAACAACACTATTTCCTTCTTGTGTAATCTTTATTGATACATAACAGTTTTGATTAGCACTTTCTTTTGGTGTAATAGTTCTACTTAATTCATAGGTCTGTTTATTGTTCAAATCATCTATATCTTTTACCACTTTTTTATATAAAGCGTTATCGTGTCCTTTTTCTTCTTCAGTCATTTCAACTTTAGGCATAACAAACTTTTCATTTGCTCTTACTTTTGAAATACCTACATGTAAAACAAAATAGATTAACAATATTACTAAAAAATACTTTCTTACATTAGGCACCACTCTTTTTAATCTCCAAGAATATACTAATTGTTGTTTAGGTAATAATGATATAATAAAAGAAATAAGACCTCTTATCATATATAATAATGTATCAAATAACTCTATTACATAAGGTTTTAAAAATTGACCAGTCATAATTAAATATTTAATTGTTAATTTTTGAATTGTAATATACCACATAACACTATTATTAATACAACTATAAAAAATACCACAACACTTTTTTCAGATGGTATTATTATAGGTTGTTTTCCTTTATTGTTATTATTCTGAACCATATTTTATTACGTTTGGTGAAAAATCTTTTTTGTAAGTATCATATTCATTATAAATTAATGGTTCTTTGTTTTCAAGTTTACTTAATGTATCTCTTATTTCGTAAAGTTCATTTTCTAAACTTCTTAGAGGACTAAACTCCAATTCATCTATTATTACTTTTTCTCTTTCTTTTAATAATTTAATTTGTTCGTCCATTACTATCTCTTTCTACCCAACGTCCATCGAGTTGTTGACAAGCCGTACCAAATACCACTTTTCTGTTTATACCACCAATACCAATTAATGGCCATTGATTTGTAATATCTACTGTTGATTCATAATCTTTACACTTGATGGGGCCCTCCATATAAGTTGAATATGTTTTTATGCTACCTGAATTATTGGTAGCTTCATTATGCCAATTTGTATAAGATGATGAAGTACCTTTGTTTAAATGATCTACAAATACAGCGTTATGAACATCATAATCTGATTTATACATTATATCAGCACCTACTAAAGCACCACCAACAGCACATGTAGCAGCAACAATAGGGTTATCTGTAAATTGTAAACAAGCGGCTGTCGTAGTTACTGCGCCAAGAGTGGCGCCAGTGTAACTACGATTATTAGCACACTGATTAACAACAAACAAAATTAAGATTAAACTAAATATTCGCAAGCTTTTCATTATCTAATTCAGCTTCTTCTTCCCACATTTTTTGTTGATATGATTTACCAAATACTGACATATAAAAATAATCTCTAGGAGATTCGCTTTCATAAGCAGTTAATAGTTCATTAAAATTAATATCTAAATTTTCATAAACTTTAGGATGTACTGATTTATTTTTGATATGATCTTTAAAAAATTGTATTCTATTTGTATAGATATCAACTTCTTTATCTTCTAATTTTTTTCTTGTTGACAAAGCAACATCTTTTGCTTTGGCGTCTTTAAACTCTCTAAAGAGAGTATCTTTATCATATGTTATCATAATATATATTTTTAGTTAAGTTAGTCGTTCTATATAAGGTAATACTTTTTTGTGTCAATTACAAGCCTAAAATCAAAGAAATAAGTATTTAAAAACAATGACTTCAAGTTATTGATTTATATAGCTATTTAAAATATGACTCAATAACGTCATTTACCACGTGTTCGTATTTCCATCCTAGCCATACGCCTACAATTAATCCTAAAATAAACCAAATCATTTTTTACCTTTTGTTTTCATTGAAGTTTTACCATTCTCATCTTTGTATAATGTATATGATTTTTTACCATCAAAGTAATACCCATCTACAGTTTTTTTATTTTTTTTTTTCTTATCTACGTCTTTAAACAAGTCTTTATTTGTCATATTTTTCTTCCCATAGTTTTAAAGTCTGTACTATCTACAACCTGATATGCACC